GGTTATTATAATAGTAAGATCCGTACAGTTATCTGGACACTAAACTTCACAGTCAAAGCATATATCTATGGTGCGATTCGTGAACCTAAGATTATTCGCGCTGCAATCACAAACATCTATGATGATAACACATTATCTGATAGAAATGTTATCTTTACGATGGCAGATGGTGGTTGGGGTAAGTACAAATATGGCGAAAAAGTATATCAAGGTTATTCTTTTGATAGTGCAGTTGCAACAGGTAAAGTTATCAATTGGAATGATGAGTCACATTTATTAGAAGTTGCTTTCACTCATGGTCATTTTGTATCTGGTACACCTTTGATTGGAATGTCAACGGATTCAAATTGGACACCTTCAAGTGTTGATCTGAAATCTAATAAACTTGTTCAGACTATTATCACTCCATCTCCAACTGATGCACGTGGTAATAATGATTATACATACACTACGCAGATGTTTGAATATCCAGATTTCCCAGAAACAATTACAACGTCTACAGACTTCTCTGGCGATTTGCCATTTGAGATGGGCAAAGATGATCTACAAATAGAAAACGAAAGAGTAATAGACTTACTTAATTAAAGGTAGTTAAAATGTCAAGAACGCTTCAATTTAAAAGATATGCAAACACAGTAGTTGCAAACACAACTGGTGCTGCAGGTGAAATAATTATTGAAACAACTAACAATATTGTTACTGTTCACACAGGCAGTATTGCGGGTGGCGTTCGAATGGCTTCTGAATCTTATCTTGCGAACTCAACGAATATTGTTTTAAGACATGCAAACGCGGCATTTAATCAAGCAAACATAGATTTTCTACATGCTAATGCTGCATTTAATCAAGCAAACGTAGGTTTTCTACATGCGAATGGAGCATTTAATCTATCGAACACATCAAGTTTAATATCACAATCTGCGTATAATGGTAGTAATATTGCATTCTCACACGCTAACGCTGCGTTTAATTTAGCTAACACAAACTCAAACAATTTTGGTGTCTTGACGCAAAACGCACAGAATACAAACTATATTTTAAGTTCTTCTGATGTTGGTAAGCATCTATATTTCACACAATCCACCAGTGTTAACTTGTATATTCCATGGTCATCGAACGCTTCGTTCAGCAATGGAACAACGATAATGGTCGTTTCACGAACAACTGCAAGTGCTAACGTAAGAGTAACTCCTAATACCGGAGTCTCTTTATATCTAGCAGGAAACACAACATCCACAACACGCAACGTTTCAACATACGGTGTAGCGACTCTTATTCAAGTCGCTGCTAACACATGGATGATTAGTGGTTCTGGTATAGTGTAAAGGATATTATTAGGTTATGTCTAAATTTGAAAAATCTATGGAAGAAATCTTTGATGTTGCACCCACTATCAAGACACCAGTTGTGCAAAAAGAAACACCAAAAGATATTGTCGAGATTGCATCTATCTCAAAAGATCTTGAATCAGATCTTGAGAAAGATTATGCTGAATCCAGAAAAACACTTCAGTCTCTTGTGAGAAAGGGCAATGATGCCATAGATCATCTATTAGCAATTGCATCTGAAACTGAACATCCACGTGCGTTTGAAGTTGTTGCAACACTAATTAAAAACACAGCAGAAGCAAATGAGAAATTGATGAATCTACAGAAATCATTTCGTGAACTAAAAGGACTAAAGAGTAAAGAATCTAATGTCACAGTTGACAAAGCAATCTTTGTTGGATCAACGTCTGAATTATCTAAATTGTTAAAGAGAAGTAATGACGATTAATAAGGAATCGTATAGGGATAACGTCCTTTTAAAACGTGCGGGCGTAGAACTATCATACACTGAAGATCAAGTAGAAGAATACATCAAATGTTCTAAGGATCCAGTATACTTTGCGTCAAAATATATCAAGATCGTCAACGTCGATAAGGGTTTGATGAACTTTGATATGTGGGGTTTTCAGAAAGAAATGATTAAAACATTTCATGAGAATCGATTTGTCATAACGAAATGTCCTCGTCAGGTTGGTAAGACAACAACATCTGTCGCTTATTTACTTTGGCTAACACTATTCGAACACTCACAGAACATTGCTGTTCTTGCTAACAAAGGATCTCTTGCACGAGACATTCTTTCAAAGTATCAACTTGCATATGAAAATCTACCTATGTGGATGCAACAAGGCGTTATCACATGGAACAAAGGTAACGTAGAACTAGAGAATGGTTCTAAAATTATTGCTGCATCTACATCATCTTCAGCAGTTCGTGGAGGATCATTTAACGTAGTGTTCCTAGATGAGTTTGCATTCGTTCCTGCAAACATTGCACATGAGTTCTTCAACTCAGTTTATCCAGTTATCTCATCTGGTAAAACGACAAAGATTATTATTGTTTCTACTCCTAATGGTATGAACTTGTTCTATAAGTTATGGGTTGACGCTATCAATAAACGAAACGGATACAAGACGTTCGAAATTCACTGGTCGATGGTGCCTGGTCGAGATGAGAAGTGGAAAGAAGAGACAATCAGGAATACATCAGAAGAACAATTTAGACAAGAATTTAGTTGTGAATTTTTAGGTTCGACAAATACATTAATCTCTGGTTCTAAACTTGGAATGATGGTATATAATGATCCAATTACAAAACATGAGAATCTGGATATCTATGAGTATCCAATTAAAGGTGATGATGAAGTCAACAAAGATCACATCTATGCAATAACTGTTGACGTTTCAGAAGGTCGTAATCTAGATGCATCTGCGTTCTCTGTATTCGATATATCTACGATACCATATAAGCAAGTTGCAAAATATAATAGTTCAATTATAGCGCCAATGTTATATCCAACCATCATTTATAATACAGCCAGACTATACAACGATGCATACGTGTTGATTGAGATAAATAATACCCCACAGATTGCTGACATTCTTCATCAAGATTTGGAGTATGAAAATCTTTTAAAAGTGGCGACAGGTAACAAGAAAGCACAGGCAATCTCTGCTGGTTTTGAACGTGGAACTCAATTAGGTCTGAGAATGTCGCCTCTTGTGAAAAGAATTGGATGTTCTAATCTAAAGACTCTAATAGAATCAGACAAGTTATTGGTGCATGATTTTGACACCATTTCTCAACTGACAACCTTTGTCTCTGTAAACAATACATTCAAGGCAGAAGAGACTGCAAATGATGACTTGGTAATGACTCTTGTACTATTCGCATGGTTATCTACTCAGAATTTCTTTAGAGAAATCGTAAATCATGACCTCAGAAGACAGATGCAATTGGAAATGTTGAATCAATCAAATGATGATGTTCCATCGTTTGGAATATATGACGACGGACTTGACGTTCCATACATTCAGGAAGACGGAGATGTCTGGTTAACCAATGAAGAGTATGGCAAAATGCAGAATGTTTTCGAACTATAACTACAAATCTACTGTTTCATAAATACAACATAGATTATTACTGCAAATTATATCAGTATAAAACAAGGAGAATAAAATGGCATTTCAATTATCTCCAGGTGTAAATGTTTCTGAAATCGACTTAACCACAGTTGTCCCTTCAGTATCAACTACAGCCGGTGCATTTGCTGGAGACTTCACGTGGGGTCCAGCAGGAAAAGTAAAACTCGTGACGCACGAGACAGAATTAGTTAGTTTTTTCGGTGAACCATCAGCAAATGCTCAACAGGGCAATACTGCTACATCATTCTTTACAGCAGCCAGTTTCTTGGCATACGGTAACAATCTCCAAGTTGTTCGTGCAGTAAGTTCTAATTCTAAAAATGCTACTGCCAATAATACAGGCACATCAGTTGGATATCAGTTAAAAAACGAAGATTCGTATGATAATATTATTGTCAACGAAACATCAGGTTTAAACACATCACTATTCGTCGCTCGTTATCCTGGTGATATCGGCAACTCATTAAATGTTTCTATCTGCACGGCTAACGTTGCGGGTGCTAACACTTCAGCATTTGGTGCATGGGGTTCAAGTGGTGCATACGGCAAACTATTCTCGACTGCACCAAACACATCTTCGTATGTTGCAAAAGTTGGTGGTGCAGGCGATCAAGTACACTTAGTCGTTATTGACGAAGACGGCCTATTCTCTGGCGAAAGAGGCACTGTTTTAGAAACATTTGGATTCTTATCTCTAGCGTCAGACGCAGCATATGATGACGGATCTTCTGCATACATCTCGAATGTCATCAGACAGAAATCTAAGTATTTGTACATGGGTAACACAACGTTAATCTCTGCAAACGCTGGACAAGTAGCAGCAGTGACTAACTTTGGTTCGACAACTGGAACAAAGAATTACTCGTTTATTGGTGGTACATATGAAACTGCATCTGATGCAAATCTAAACACTGCGATTGCATTGTTTTCAAATCCAGAAGAAATTGATGTTTCTTTAGTTGTTTCTGGTGATGTATCAACTACTGTTCAACAGACGATTATCGATCTAGCATTAACTCGTAAAGATTGTGTTGCCTTTGTTTCTCCACGCAAATCAGATGTTGTTAACAACGCAGGCAATGAAACAACTTCAATTGCTACATGGTACACTGCACTTAATCGTGCAACATCTTATGCTGTTGCAGATTCTGGTTGGAAATACATGTTTGACAAGTACAACAACACATATCGTTGGATTCCACTAAACGGTGATATCGCAGGTCTATGTGTTCGTACAGATGAGACAAGAGATCCATGGTTCTCGCCTGCTGGTTATTCACGTGGCGGTATCAAGAACGTTGTTAAACTTGCATGGAATCCAAACAAAACTCAACGTGATTATCTTTACCAGTCTGCTGTTAATCCAGTCATCTCTGTTCCAGGACAAGGCACACTCTTGTTTGGCGACAAGACTCTAACTTTACAACCCTCTGCGTTCAACAGAATCAATGTTCGTAGACTGTTCATTGTTCTAGAGAAAGCAATTGCAAATGCATCGAAGTATTCACTATTCGAACTCAATGATGAATTCACGAGATCACAGTTTGTTGGATTAATTGAACCATTCC